TTAGAATCTTCTCCTGAAGAAATACAAACTAAATTTGGATTAGAAATGCCTGAATCCTATTTTAAAGGTGGTGCTACTACAACAAGCCTAATTACCCACACAGAGAGTGGTTATAATGGAATATTAATATTTTCTGGGGAAAGTTCTCTAAATAAAAATCATACTGCACATGAATCATTCCATGCTGCTCTTGAAATAGCTAAAAGCATTGGTATGAACTTTTCTTTTGAAGACCAAGAACCTATGGCTTATCTTATAGGATTTGTTGCTGAATGTATTGAGCACGCTGAGTTTTCTTTAAAACAAAGTAAAAAGTCTTAATCATGGAAAATAAATACTACACACCAACAATAGAAGAATTTCATGTTGGGTTTGAATATGAGTATAGAAATACTGTAAGAGATAGTAGTGGTAATCAAATTAAATCTATGTGGAAAAAAGAAACATTTGGTTTAGATATGCCAGGTTGGAATTTAGAAACTGTATTTATTATGATACAGAATGATAATATCAGAGTTAAATATCTTGATAAAGAAGATATAGAGTCTTTAGGGTTTGAAAAATCTAAAAAAAATCAATGGGTTGGTTATGAAGACTATTTCTCAGGAAATGTTAGTGGAGAATATGGTTATTTTTTATATGTTACAATACACTACCCAAGACTTTATACTAAAAGTAAAAGGGTTGAAGATAATTTATTTAAAATAATAGTTCACAGACATTATACATCTAATGAGAATGAAACCTCAAATATAGACTATTCATTAAATACTAATGAATCTGAAGTGGTTTTTAAAGGCACTATCAAAAACAAACACGAGTTAGAAAGAGTTTTAACAATGTTAAATATTTTATAATTATGAACAAAGAACAAATTGCTCAAGTAGCACACGAAATCAACAAAGCGTTTTGTTTAAGCATTGGAGATAATAGCCAACCAACATGGGAAGATGCCCCACAATGGCAAAAAGACTCAGCTATTGCAGGTGTAGAATTTCATTTACAAAACCCTGAAGCAAAACCATCACAAAGCCATGAATCATGGTTATCTCAAAAAGAAAAAGATGGCTGGAAATATGGACCTGTAAAAAATGCAGAAATAAAAGAACATCCTTGTTTTGTTCCTTATGAGCAATTGCCTATAGAGCAACAATCAAAAAATTACTTATTTAAACAGGTGGTTGAATCCTTAAAAAAATACTTAAATGAGAATCTATAGACACAACAATAAAACATATTCTTCTTTAGAGTCTAAAGACCTCCCAAACACTATTAAGTATTTAGGTGCTCTTTATGAGCAGGTACGTTTCTTTCAAGACCCTGAATATTATTATGGAGTTACTGTAGAAGATAGACCTGAGAATTTTAAACTAATTTTTGTAAAGAGTTTTAAAACTGGGGTAAATGAATATATATTTGAAATAAATGCTGGTCCTTTAAAGAAAACAAAGCCAGCTTTAGCAAAACAAGCACATGATATTGATTTAGAGATGTGTGAAAGAATTTTCCTTTTTGTATTAGAGAATAAAAAATTATAAATATATGGAAGAAACAGTAATTTGTGAGGGTTGTGAAATAAAAGTAGCAATATCAAAAGTAAGAATGGATGATGATGGTGTATATCTTTGTCAAGAGTGTTATGATGAATGTGTAAAAAATACTAATCAAGATGAAGAGTAATCCAATAATATACACAAAGAAATTAGCAATATACCCAATATCAATTGCTTTAGTCCTTAATGCAACTGAAAAGTTTATGAATGAAACCTTTACAGATGTATATAATCAAGATATAATTAAAGATTTTGAAGCTCTTGTAGGTACTTCTCAGTTTAGAAATGATAGTAGAAATGTTGTTGTATGTTATACAGTAGAGAAATCGTTAACTATAGGGGTTATAGCTCATGAAGCAGTTCATATGACAAATAGAATATTTAATTGGATTGGTCAAGATTTAGATATAAAGAAAGATGAGTGTTATGCTTATCTTTTAGAACACATAGTAGAATTTTTAGTTGAGTCAATAGGTTTTAATAAATTAAAAAAATGAAAACATTAGGTAAAACATTACAGTTAGATAATGAAGCTTATTATCTCAAGAACCTTGAGATAATGAATACTGTATTGCCTACCAAATTATCTGAAAAAGAAATGGAAATCTTAGCCCTGTTTATGACTTATGAAAATAACATAAATGGGGATAGATTTTCTTCTATAATCCGTAAAGAGGTTATGAAGAAACTTTCTCTTTCTCCAGGTGGTTTAGGTAATCACTTAGCTTCTATGATAAATAAAGGTCTTCTTGTAAAGACTTTAGAAGGAAAAATAGAAATCAAATCATTTCTATTTCCTAACCCAAATACACAAGATTATCATTTTAGACTTATAAACAATGCTGTACACAAATGATGAATTAATACGTGAGTTCTATGATACTCACCAAGATATATGTGGTAAATATTCTATCTTTAAAGTAAAAGATATTATAGCTTCACCTTTTCAATACTTTAAGAAAGAAATTGCAGCAGGCAGATTTAGAGTTTTTTCTTTCAAGAAAATTGGAAAGTTTAAATATAACTCTCAATATTTATTCACGTATGTATATCATTCTAAAAAACTTTGTGAACAAGGAAAACTTTCAAAACAAGATTATCTAAAAATATTTTATAAGTATGAAAAACAGCTTAAAGAACATCTTTCACTATGTAATAGGAAATTTAAGATACAAGATTTATTACTCGAATAGTAGAAATTTAATAAGACAACATATCTTAGAACAGATAGAATTTCGTATTAGAGTTATGAATCAAGAGTGTTATAATAAAGGATATTGCATTAAATGTGGATGTCATACTACAGCTTTACAAATGTGTAGTAAATCTTGTGAAGGCAATTGTTATCCTGAGATGATGAGTAAAAAATTGTGGAACAAATTTTTTATGACAGGGTATTCTGTTAAAGGTTGGACACATCAATTAGAAATTATAACAGGAAAAGAAGGAAATTTATTAGAAATTGAACTTTTAATGTTTAAAAATAAAGTTAAATTCTTTAGAAAAGATGAATTGGGTTAATAAAGAAATAGATTTAGGAGAAGTAAAAGCTGGTACAAAAGTACCTGCTAAATTTGAATCCTGCATGCCTTTAGGTGATAGAATCAAAACTGTAACCGTAGGTTGTAACTGCGTAAGTACAAAAATAACTTCTAAAGGGTTACAGGTAATTTACTATGTACAAAAATTCCCTGTACACTTATCTCTAAAGGGTGTTGATGAAATGGAGATATACAAAGTAATTACAATCACTTATACAGATGGTGTGAAAGAGTTTTTAATACTTAAAGGTATTCTAAAAAAATGAGTGTAAAAGCATATACAGATAAATCTTTATTAGATAAAGTTAAATCTTTAAAATCCTTTAAAGGTATTCCTGAGGGTTATTGGGTTTTAGGTGTTAGAAGTACAGAAGATACCCCTAATAAATTTGATGATAAGTTTTATGTCTTTAAGGGAGAAGATTTCCAATGGGTTACTTCAGGTACAACTAACCCTGGTAAATCAGGACTTCTTAACCCTGTAAATAAAAAAGGTACAGCTATTGTTAAATCTGAAGAATGGTATTATGATATATGGAAATTAGGTAAACATAAAAACAAGATACCTGCTTATATTCAAAATAAACCTATCAAATATTACAGGGATAATAATAAAAATCTTAAATCTGAAGAAATAGGAAGACTCTATACAGGTATGATTGGTATTAATTTACATACCACAACTTATTTAGAGGAACATTTTCAAAATAAATATTTCTCTACAGAAGAAATAAATTCATGGTCTTTAGGGTGTCAAGTAATAAATAAACCTTTTATGCTATGGAAACTGTTACAAACAGAGCAAGAATTAATGACGTATTGTTTAATTAAAGAGTTCTAATATGGAAAATGAAATTGTAGAGCCTATAAGTCTTTCTAATGAAAGATTGGCAAAATTTAAAGAGTTTGTAAAAGATTGTGATATACATGTTTGTTACAGTGCTCAAGAAAAAGAAAGTACAATTGATGTACTTATGTTTGCATATTACCAAAGACGGGGTTGGGGTAATGAGGATTTTAGAGAAATAATATCCATTCCAAAATCTAAAAATGAAAAATCTTTTAATAAAACTTTAAATAAAGCTATGATAGATGTTGTTAAAAATCATTACAAGGCTTTAGAATTGTTAGATATGGATAATAAATCCCTTGAACCTTTTAAAGAATTATTGAATGAATTGAATTTAACTTCAAAATTAGAATATCTTACTAAAACAAAAGGTGTAATTACTGTTAGAGATGAAAATGATAAAATAATATTGGTTAAAGATGTTGAGATTAGCAGACCATTATACCATTTTTATTTAGACTTGAATGATTTTCTTTGTACAGAACTTAAAAATAGATGTGAATATGATAAAAAAGTATTGGTTAGAGAAAGCGAAAATGAAGAAGCTTTTTTTTGAAAGCTATAAGGTGTGTTTTAAATGTGGCACTTACACAAGGGTAGGTGCAAATGGTCTATGTAATAAATGTAATAATGGCACAACTGTTTGATATAAATGATAAAATAGTATTCCCTTATGCGGAGACTTTAATGATTTCCCCTTTTAAAGAAATTTGGGAAAGGGATAAGTCTAAAAGGAAGGAAATAGCTCTTAAAGAATTTGCTTATATAGAGTTTATAGCTTCCATGAGAAAGACTAATCCTTATAAAGGTTATTCTGAAAAAGAAAAACCTAACAAGATTAAAGATGATTTATTTAAAGGTATGAAATGGCAGCCTGATGCTTTAGTGCTTCAAGGTATATCTAAAGTTAAAGAATTTCAGATGGAAGCATCTGTAACATACTCTTACTTTTTAGCTGTTAAAGAATCTGTAGAAAAGATTAAAGATTTTCTAAAAACAGTTAATCTTGGAGAGAGAAACTTTAAAACAGGTATGCCTGTGTACAAACCTAAAGAATTGATTTTAGCCTTAGTTGATACAGAAAAGGTGTTAGCTAATCTTAAATCTATAGAGTCTAAAGTAGAAGAAGAGTTGTTTGATGAAACAAGAAATAAGGCTAATAAGGAAATAAGTCCATTTGCTGACCCTGAAAGTTTAAATATGTAACTATGGCGGATAAGTATAAAGATGGTAAAGTAGAATCAATTAGAAATTCTGATGGTATTTGGATTAATTCAAATGTCTTTAGAGAAGAAGCTATTCATTTTAATAAATATGGATATTTCTGTGCTGACCCTACAGGTTCACCTGCTTGGTTTGAGTATTGGAGAGAGCAAAGAAAGAGATGTATTCAAGGATATACTGTAGGAGGTGCTACTATTACAGGGGAACACTATTTTTACCTTAACTTTTGCCCTATGCAAAAAATAGGTGAGGTTATAGGTAATCGTTCAACAAAAGTGTATGAAGCACCTGACTTTTGGGATGGGGATTATAATTACTTCTGGGCAAGAGAGATAGCTAAAAATGGTATTTTTAACATGTTTATTAAAGACCAGGATAAGTTAGTAAAAGCTACTACAGAAAAAGATTATACTTTAGCACAAGAAATTTATGATGGGCTACATTTAGAGGTTAAGATAGATGTCCAACACCTTTTAGGTGGGTATAATATGATTGTAGCTAAAGCTCGTAGACGTGGTTATTCTTATAAAGCTGCTGCTATTGCAAGTAGAAACTATTTTACTACACCTAAATCCTTAACTATATTCTTAGCTGAAGATAAAAAATATCTTTACCCTAAAGGGGTTTTTACTATGAGTGCAAATAATATTAATTTTATTAATACTCATACAGGTTGGGCTACACCTTCAGATGAAATAAATAGACAAGACCACATAAAAGCTTCATATATAACATATTCAAAAACAGGTAATAAGATAGTAAAAGGTTTTGAATCTGAGATTGTTGCTTTAACTTGTAAAGATAATCCTGATGCAGCACGTGGTAAAGATGCTTTAGATGTGTTTATTGAGGAGGCTGGGGCTTTTGGTACTCCAGGATTATTACAACAAACCTATAGAGCTACAGAAGATTGTGTGAAAGCTGGTAATATAAAAACAGGTATGATTACCATTTGGGGAACATCTGGAGATATGGATGGTGGTACTTATGACTTTGCTGACATGTTTAAAAGACCATCTGCATTTGACCTTTTACCTTTCAAGAATATATGGGATGATAATTCTTCTGATATGGAATGTGGATTCTTTCACTCTATAGATACAAACTTAGAAGGGTTTTATGATGCTCAAGGTAATTCAGATAGGATGGCTGCAAGACAGGCTATACTTGCTGAAAGAGAAAGACTAATAAAATATGGAGCTACTAATAATGAGATAGCTTTAAAGATGCAAGAAAAACCTCTTGGACCTGCTGAAGCCTTTGCAAGTGCAGCTAAGAATAATTTTCCTGTTGCAGAACTTGAAAAGCAAAAATCTAAAGTTATTGCTCTTGGTTTACAACAATCTAAAGCTATGCCTGTAGATTTGATTATGGAAGGTAATAGTGTCATTGCAAGACCTATTTTAAATGGTAAAGCAAAACCTATAACAAGTATGTTTAATCTTCCTGTAGATAAATCTGGTTGTGTTTTAATTTATGAACACCCTGTTACTGATGCACCTAAAGGTTTATATAAAATAGGTTATGACCCTGTAAGACAGGATAATGGGTCATCATTTGCTTCTATTATAGTGTATAAAGGTGTACATAAAAATAGTTTATATCATTCACAAATTGTGGCTGAATATATAGGAAGACCTGAATCTGCTGAAGAGTGTGATATTCTTGCTATGAAATTGGCTATTTTCTATAATACACAAATAATGTATGAGAATGAAGTACCTGAAACTAAAAATTTCTTTAGAAGAATAAAACGCTTAGACTTATTAGCTGCTCAGCCTGATGGGGTTATAAGTAAAAATATTAAAAAGTCTAAGGTTGCAAGGGTATTTGGCTGTCATATGAATGACCAATTAAAAAATGCTGGAGAAAGGTATGTTAAAGATTGGTTATTAACTGTTGTAGATTATGATGAAAATGAAAAGCCTATTCATGTTTTTGACAGAATTTATTCTTTAAGACTTTTAGAAGAATTAATTATGTACCATAGAAAAGGTAACTTTGACTTAGTGTCAGCTTTATTTATGTGTATGATACAAGTACAAGAAGAGTATATAAATACGGAATATGATGAAACTAAAAAAGATAGTAGATTAAAAAAATTATCTTCTTTAATTGGAAATATGTATCAAAAGTAGTAATTTTGAAAAATAATTGTAGCATATATGGAAAGTGATGTTAAAATAAAAGACCAATTATTATCTACAGCAGAGAAAAATGCGTATGATAAAAAATGGTATAAAATGAAAGCTGATGAGATAGACAGTTTTCACATGGAATTAGATTCTTCAACAAATTCTATTTCAGAGTTTAAAAGAATGAAAGTTAATTACGACTTGATTAACAATATTCTTGACCTTAAAGAATTTGAATATGTTTGTAAACCATATGGTGCAGAGGTTGGAGAGCTTCCTGCTAAAATGGTTAATAGAGATATTATATCAGGTAAGATTAAAGTTCTTAGGGGTATGGAGATGAAAAGACCTTTTTCTTGGAACGTCATTGCTACTAATCCTGAATCTACAACAGAAAGAGAAAAGAAAGAATTTGATTTAATGCGACAGTATGTTGTAAATCAAATTATGATGCCTATAAGACAACAACTTGAAATGCAAGCTGCACAACAAGCTCAAGGCAAAGAGCTTACACCTGAACAGCAACAACAAATTATCCAACAAGTAGAAGAACAACTTAAAACCCTTACTCCTAAAGAAATAAAAAGATATATGGAGAGAGAATATCAAGACCCTGCTGAGGTTTTAGGTAATCAGTTGCTACAATATTTTATCCAAAAAGAGCAACTCCCAAGAAAATTTAATGAGATGTTTTTTCATGGTTTGGTTTCCGCAAAAGAGATTGGTTATGTTGGTATTGTAAATAATGAACCTGTTATGAAAACAGTTAATCCTTTGAGATTTACCTGTGATGTAAATGGTGAATTAACTTTTATAGAAGATGGTGAGTGGGCTGCATGTGAGTACAGAATGTCTCCTTCTCAAGTTGTTAGTCAGTTTAATAAAGAACTTACAAAAGAAGAAATACAAAAATTGTATGAAGCTCATTCTAAATTTGTTAACCAATCTTCTGGATGGTTTTCAAGTAGAGAAATGATGGGGGAACAAGAAGATAATACTATTAGAGTTCTACATTGTGTTTGGAAATCTTTAAGAATGATTAAATTCTTAACATATCTTGATGAACAACAAGTTCCACAAACAATGTTAGTTTCTGAAGATTATAAATTAAATAAAGAAGCTGGAGATTTAGTTATAGATATAGAGTGGATTCCTGAAGTATATGAGTGTTGGAAGATAGGTACAGATATATATAAACAAATGCAACCTATACCAGGACAATTTAGAGATATGGACAATTTATATAATGCAAAATTACCATACTATGGTGCTATACATGATTGTGTTAACTCTAATCCAACTTCTTTAGTAGACAGGCTTAAAGTGTATCAATATTATTATAACATAGTAATGTATAAACTTGAAATGTTGCTTACTACGGATAAGGGTAAAAAAATACTTATGAATATTAATGCCATTCCTGATACTGAGGAGATTGATATTAAGAAATGGCAATACTTTTTAGAAACTACTCCTATTGTTTATTTTAACCCTGATGAAGAGGGTAAAGGGTATCAAGATGCCAATACTATAGCTAAAGAACTTGATTTATCTTTAGCTTCAGATATTTCTAAATATATAGAACTTGCTGAATACCTACGTAGACAAGCTGGTATTTCTGTAGGTGTTACAGACCAAGTTGAGGGTCAAATAGGTCCTGATGAGGCTGTTACAAACACTAAACAAAGTCTTATTCAAAGTTCTCATATTTTAGAACCTTATTTTG